CGTACAAGGATCAGCATGATACTTTTCATGCGAGAGGTATTCATCTTAATATGATACGAGATGAATTAATAGCTACAGCAGGAGAATTAAAAAGTGAATCATTACCGGGATCAGGAACCATTACTGTGAATTTAGGAAAAGCAGATGAGATGGATGGTGTGTTTATTGATTACAAGACCATCGTTACTATGACATCTCCTCTGGATAGCAGGTCCAATGAAACAGGACATATTGAGGTAAATGTCAGTTACAAAGGTACTTACACACAAGGTATACATCATACAAGAGAATCAACACACCATTATAGCGGAGGAGAAGATAATGTCGTTTTTGCATTTGCAAGGGTTGATGGTGATATTATAATGACTGTCGATCAGTCATTAGGAAAAGAATTTGTACTTCTTTATAATATTAAAATAATTAACTATGACACTGATTAGCAAGGTAATTCACGGAGGATTAAAAGTTGTTACACAAGGTAGCTATCTTGGTAACATAACTGCTGAAGGAAGCCTGACATCAGTTCTCAATACTACTGTAGGTCAGAATTTGTATGTAAATGGTACTTCTGATTTTACAGGACTTTTAACTGCAGGAGATGCTCTTATAAATGCACTCACTGTTTCAACGGGACTAATTGTAAGCGCAGGAGGAGCTAATATTACAGGAGATGTTGATATTGTAGGGGATACTGAGATTACCGGATCACTTGAAGTGACAGACGGTGGTATACTGTTTAAGGTAAATTCCCTTGGACTCCAATCAGACGGAGATTATGTGGTACTTACTAACTTGATTAATGATGCAAGTGTTACAGGACAGGCACTCTTTATAGATGATGTAAATAATCAGGTAAAAAGATTTGATAATCTTTATTCTACTTTGGGTGCAGTTTATATATCCGGAGTATTGAATGTTGGTTCTATAACCGGCGCAAGTAGTATTTCAGCAAGTACTATTTTAGCAAGCACTGCTGATCTTAATTATGTGTACAGTCACAGGGGTACAATCGATGCTTCGGGAGTCTCCGGAGATGTTCAGTTATTCACTTGTTATAGAGGTGAAACATATTTAGTATTTGCCCGTCATGATCAAAATATGAACACCGATCCTCAAATGGATCATGCATATTCAATAGTATCAGCTATTTATGATCCGATTACAGTAAATGATTGTGTAGGATTAAATGTTGTACTTTCCCGTGCTGATTTAAATATAGTATTTGCCGATCCTGCTACTGATGAAATTGAAGTTCAATTAAATAATATTGATACAACTGGACCTGATTTAGTCTGGACAGCAATAAGATTAGTATAGTTTTCTCTTTTATATATTCATATTTCCCCTCCGGTTTCAAGCCCATTGTTTTCCGGAGGGTTTTTTTATTTCTAATATTTAGTGTTAACTTTGGACTATTATGCAGAGAGTATATAAGCTAATAGGAAATGTTAACGATGAACTTGTAGAAAAGTTGATATTACTTGACAGGTTGATTATGTTCTACTCCCGGTTTCTAAAATACTGGAAGACAGGAAAGGTATACCTTCGTGAAGACGATATGGTTGTAGTTAAGTTTGAGAGAATAGGAAGGTACGGTCACTATGGATTTACTGAAAGAGTATTTCCTGTAAAGGATATTGGTATAAGAACACGTTCCTATAAACAAAAGATTGCTCGTGAGGTTAAGAAACGTCACGAAAATCCTCGTATTCAAAGAGAACGTGAGATTCACAAATGGAAACTTTACATTCAAAACGCTAAATTAGATGCCACGGTTCAAGTGTAACACAAAAGATTGTCCCAATAGGGATGTTGTTGAACTAATACCTCGTGTTAGATACGTCTTTGATACTGAATCCAGAAAGTTAGTTTCAAAGGAAGCAATTTGTAAACATTGTGGTAAACAGCGTGAGCAGCTCTTGGAAGGAAGTCTTACGCAAATGCCATGGTTCAAGGCACAGAACGACAGGAACTACAATAATAAGGAGGTAAAACAATATGATTACGATAAGGAAAACATACATTAACAAGGCTAAATATGGAATCAAAAACTAAAGAAAAACCAAAAATGAGTCTGGAAAGAGCAATGGAAGGTGCAACTTCTGTAGCCGACGTCAGATCGAAAAAGAAAGAAGAAGAAGACCGCAAACGGGAAAAAGAGTTTCAAAAAAGAGCTGCAATGGAACTCGCTTCCTACAAAAAACGTCTTAAAGAAGGTGTTGAGTTGAAACGTTTACAAGTGGAAGAGCTTGAACTTAACATCAAGTATTATGAGGCTAAGAAAGCATGGCTTGATCTGCAACCTAAAGTAGATGAACTTGATGCCAGAGAACAAGCTCTTGCACAGAAAGCTCATGAAGATATGGAGAAGGCTAGAGCCAAGAAGAAGAAGGAGGGCGATCTCTTAACCGTGAAACATGGCAAACCACGGGATAAATAATTAAAATCTTGCTAAATGGTCAAGTTCACTAACATTCGTACAAGAGAGCATATGTTCGTAGATCAGGTCAAAGGGTTGATCGACGGACAGCTCTCCCTTGTTTCTGATTACAATATTAAATATTTTACTGCTACACATCCTGAGAATAATGAGAATCTTCTTGTATTCGAGATAGCATCTCCTCAATTAGGTACTATTTATCGAAAGGTTTATATACTTAAAGATAAGAATGTTACAGCCGAATCAGAAGAGATATTCATGGGAACAATAATAGCAGATTTTGCTGTAATCAGTATAGCTTCACTTACAAAGAATGTTATCCGGAATAAAAAAAAGGTTAAGAAGATTGATCTCAAAGATATGGCAGCCAATCCAATAACCGACAAACCTTTTAGCAGAGGTAGTATAATACATATTAATATGAATTGATGTTAAAATTCAATATTAGTACTGAACCGCGAAAATATTTTCATCAACTTATTGAAATTCTAAAGATATTCTCTCCTTTTGACAAATTGCGAAAAAGGGAGAGAGATGTCTTTGGAGAGATGCTATACCAACTTTACCTGATTAATCAAAACGGTGGAAGAGAAAAGGATTTATTCGATTATACAGTAAAAGAGAATATTGCAACGGTGTTGAAAATATCCAAAGCGAATTTATATAATATATATAAGGAACTCAGACAACATAAATTACTTACAAAAGATGAAATCAGTAAAGAGTTTAGGTTCGACTACCTTGAACACGAGGAAATTACCTTTAAGTTCAGGGGAGGAAATAATTCTAACTAAGATGTATTCAGGAGAACCTGCTGATCTGGAGAAGTTTAAGCAGGAAAAACTCTCGGGTATAATAAGTAAATGGATGGAAAATAAAGTAGGTACACATCGGACTGAAGTAAAAATCGAAGGTCGTGTTATGTACCTTTTTATTATACGTACTTCTCAATCGACAAAATTAAGGGATGTATCAGCAGAGCATGATATATTGGTTAAGGAGCGAGATGAGAAAATACCGGATGATCAAATGACAATCAGGGATAGCAAAGGAAGGAAGCGTAAAGATATTGACAAAATTAAAGACAATATTTAATGAGAAGTTCCAGAACGAAAGCCATTATACGAAAAATTGCTGACAAAGAGGGACTACATATTAATCAGGTTGAGGAAATAGTATTTTCGTTTTTTCGATTTACTTCTAAACAAATAAGGGAAGGAGATCGTTCGACCGGAATATACAAAACGATTAGACTCTTTAAATTTGGAATATTCAAATTAAAAACAGGAAAAAGAAACCAGCTTAAAAGAGATGAAAAATTTAATGGAGATCGAAAAAGGAAGTCTCAAAATCTCTCCGGAAGCATTGATGATAAAGGAGTTCAAGAGAATCTGGACAAGAGACCGTTCTCAGAAAAAGGAGAAAGCTCTTAAAGAACTTGCTTATATTTACCATACTGTTGACTATCTTTCACTATATCGAAGTTATCATGTGGATACCAGAGATGTACGGATTAAGGAAGAAGTGTTTTCAGATACAAAATGGGTACCGGATAAAGAAGTACTTGCAGGAATTGAAAGATATAAAGCTCTGCAAACTACGCTTTCAATGCAATTACTGAATGACGCAGAAATAGGACTAATGCAACTCCGGAATTATTTTCGGAATATTAAATTTGCTGATGAACAGGGAGATGCAATAAATGAGGATAATGGAGTTGCAGCTAAGAATTATATTGCTAATATGAAAGCTCTCGGAGACTTGATCAAAAGCCATAAAGTGCTGAAGGATGAAGTGGAAAAAGAGCTTACAGATGTTATGCAACTTCGTGGAAGAAAGGAAATTGGACGAAGAGAATTACCACCAGAAAGAAGATAATTATGACGATAAATATTACTATTATCAATAAAGAGAATGAAAAGATTGAAGAATTAACAGGAGTAAGTAATGATGATAGTTTATTGTTAGTTCCTTTTCATTTTAAAGAATCATCTTTTGTTGGTTTTTGGGTTGATCCGGACAATGAAGATATTATTTTTTATGTAGGAGCAGAATCCTTTAGAACACCTTATAGTGAACTTACTTGTTCAATGTTTAAGAATCTGGTAAAATGACAAATACAATAGCAGAACATTGGAAAGGAGTAACAAATCCAATTCGTAATACAGAGCAACCGTATTTACGATTTATAAATTCTGCTGTATTTCAGGAAGAAGGAATACATTTTCTGAAACATGGATATTATACAAATGCTCCTTATGGAACAAAGGACTATGATAATTATTGGGATGAACAGGAACGTAGAGTTCTCAACGGTTATAGCGTAGGTGGTGTCAGGGTGACAGGTCGCCACTATTTTTATCTGAACTTCTGTCTGATTAAAGCACGACCAATCGATCCGAATACCGGTGCAGAGAAGATAGGTGAAAATCGAAAAATTATTACACTTCCAAGATTTCTGGATCATAATTATTATTGGTTTAACGAATTTGAGAAATGTATTGCTGAAGGTCCATGGAAGAACGAGCAGAAGCAGGGAATGATTATAGCAAAATCTCGTAGAAAAGGATTTACATATCAGGTTACTGGTGGAGTTTACGCATACAATTTCAATTTTATTCCTGCTTCTACCAATATTCTTGCAGCTTATGAAAAAGGACATTACAAGGTAACGCTGGATGGTATTCACTTTACAATCAACCATATTAACAGAATTACCGATTGGGGAAAGAAACAGGGAAAATTATCCAAGAGGGATCATTTTCGTGCATCCTTTGTTACCAAAGATCAGTTAACAGGAATTGAAAATGAAGACGGTTATATGTCTGAGGTTCAGGCTGTATCATTTAAAGATAATCCTTTTAAGTCTATTGGTGAATCTACAGACCTTATGGGATTTGAGGAAGCTGGTAAATTTGAGCATCTTATGACAGCATATACGATTGCTGAACCAACTTTCAGGGATGGTGATATTATGACCGGAATACCTCTTATATGGGGAACCGGTGGTGATATGGAAAAAGGTACCCGTGATTTTGCAGAGATGTTTTATGATCCTGAGCCTTATGGACTTAAAGGATATGAAAATATATACGATGAAAATGCAACAGGAGATTGTGGATACTTTATAGATGATATGTGGTATTATCCGGGATCAGTAACTAAAAAACATTATATTACCAATAATGAGAAAAAAAGAAAAGAAGAAATTACGACTACGCTTCCTTTCGTGGATAAGCAAGGCAATTCACACAGAGGACTTGCTGAGAACGCACTCGATACCAAGAGGGAGAAAAGGAGAAAAGGATCACGTTCAGCGTACAACAAATTTATTACCCAACAACCAAAAACACCTGCAGAAGCGTTTCTCCGAGTACAAGGCACGGTATTCGACACACTCCGGGCCTCATCCCGACTCTCGTACATCCTGACTAATCGTACAAAATTTATTGATAGTATATGGAAAGCAAATTTAACTCCTGATCCTACAAGTCACAGGATTAAGTTCGAATATAATTTAGAAGGGATTCCTCTACATGATTTTCCTATCACAGATAATATA